TTACAGCCCAAAAATTGAGGTGATAAAATGATGACCCCAGAAGAACGGCGGCTGAAGAAGAATCAAGAATCACTGGAAAGCTACAATTGGTATAAAGCCAACCATGTTTGCGTGCGATGCCGTAACGCTCCGGCAGTAGACGGGTTTGTTACTTGCCCGAAATGCCGGGAAGCGATGAATGCAAGCAACCGTTTTCGGTACGCTGCATTAACGCCCGAGCAGAAAGCAGAACGGTCGGCGAAGAAAAAAGCAGTCAGAGAGGCATGGCAAGCCGCTGGGCTTTGCACCCGATGCGGCAGGAAGCGAGAGGACAAGCAGCTTTTAACCTGCGAACACTGCAGGAAAAAGGATAAAAGAGGAGGCAAAAGAACATGCAAACAATGATTTTAGGCGGCATTGCAATGGCACTCTTCTGGGTCTGGGTTGCATGGCGGCGACATAACAGCCAGTGGGAAGACGAACAATTACATCGGGAGGACGAAAAATGAGCGTGAAAATCACAAGTCTTGAACTGGAAAACATCAAGCGGATCAAGGCGGTCAAGCTGGAACCGTCTGAAAACGGGCTGACCATCATCGGTGGCAACAACTGCCAGGGGAAAACATCCGTGCTGGATGCAATTGCATGGGCATTGGGCGGCGAACGGTATCGCCCCGCCACCCCACACAGAACCGGAGCATACACCGAACCATTTTTGCACATCGTACTTTCCAATGGAGTGATCGTGGAGCGGAAAGGCAAGAACAGCAGCCTGAAAGTCGTTGACCCGACTGGAAACCGTTCTGGGCAGCAACTGCTGAACACGTTCCTGACAACATTTGCCCTCGACCTTCCAAAGTTTTTACAGGCATCGCCTACGGAAAAAACAAATATTCTGCTGCAAATTACGGGGCTTGGTGACAAGCTGGCAGATGTAGAACGGCGGGAGGCAGAAGCCTACAACCAGCGTACCGCCATTGGCAGAATCGCTGACCAGAAGCAAAAATATGCGGACAGCTTGCAAAAATGGCATGACGTTCCGGAAACGCCAGTTTCTGCGGCAGAACAAATCAAGCAGCAGCAAGCAATTCTGTTGCAGAACGCAGAAAACCAGCGGAAACGACAGCACAAAAAAGAATTGGAACTGCAATACGAACAGATCTGTCAGAAATACCTGCAAATTCTGGAGCAAAAGCAACAAATTGAAAAAGATTTGCAAATTGCCCGGACTGCGGTACAAGATCTACAGGATGCATCCACAGCAGACCTGGAACGGACAATTGCAGAAATCGATATCATCAATGCCAAAGTCCGTGACAATCTGAACCGGGAAAAGGCAGAATCCGAAGCAGAACAATTTCGCACAGAATACCAGCAACTTTCACAAAAAGTCGATGCGATCCGGCAGGAAAAGAAAGATTTGCTGCAAAATGCAGACCTACCGCTTGCTGGTCTGGCGGTGGAAAACGGCGTGCTGCTGTACAAGGGACAGCCGTGGGATTGTATGTCAGGAGCGGAACAATTGCAGGTCGCAACTGCCATTATCCGCAAACAAAACCCTAATTGCGGGTTCGTTCTGCTGGACAAGCTGGAACAGATGGATCGTGCCACGTTACAGACATTCGGGCAGTGGCTGGAGCAAGAGGGCTTGCAGGCAATCGCCACACGGGTTTCTACCGGTGAGGAATGCAGCATCATTATTGAGGATGGCTATTCTGTAAACAATCAGGAACAGCAGCCGAAACCGCCAACCATGCAGAAGACATGGACGAAAGGAGCATTTTAAATGAATTTTGAAGAAACAAACGGCATTCAGACCGGCTCCGGCATCAAGCTGGTCATCTATGGGCAGGAAGGCGTTGGCAAGTCCTCGCTGGCGGCACAACTGCCGGGAGCGGTCTTTATTGACTGCGAGGGCAGCACCTCCAAAATGGACGTTCGGCGGCTGCCGAAGCCCACCAGCTGGGAGATGTTGCAGCAGGAATTGCAATTTGTGCTGGAATCTCATGTACAGCGGCAGTATCAGACGGTCGTCATTGATACCTTCGACTGGGCAGAACGCCTTGCCATTGCACAGCTGTGCAGCAAACACAACGTGAACGGCATCGAGGGCTTCGGCTACGGCAAGGGCTGGGAGTATGAAGCCGAAGAAATCGGGCGGTTTTTGGACAGCACCGAACGACTCATTCAGGCAGGCATCCATGTTGCGTTGCTTTGCCACGCCATCACCCGAAAAGCATCGTTGCCGGAAATTGATGCAGAATATGACCACTGGGAATTGAAACTGGGCAACAAGACGACCAACAAGATTGCACCACTATTAAAAGAGTGGTCGGACATCACCTTGTTTCTGGCGTTCCAGACGCATGTAATTGCAACCGATGACAAGGGAAAAAAACACAAAGCAACCGCCTGCAATCGGGTCATGTATACCACAAAGTCCGCATGGTGGGATGCAAAGAATCGGTTCGGGCTGCCCGAGATGCTGCCGCTGGAATACGCTTCGATTGCTTCTCTCTTTGCTACTCCCCCTACCACTGCACCGGTATCCAAAGCACAACAGCTTGTGGAACAGGCACAGGCTGCCGGACTGCCGACCGAACAGGATTTTGCAACTGCAACGCCGATTGTTACAACGCCGGATTCGTTGGACGGCATCTTTCCGCAGCTTGCACAGCTGATGGAAGCAAATCACGTTTTCCCCGAAGAACTGCAACAGGTTGTTGGGGAAAAGGGATATTTTCCGGCAGATATGCCCGTCAATCAGTATCCGCAGGATTTCGTAGAGGGCTGGTGCATCCCGTGGTGGAAAAACATCTTCGACCTGATTCAGCAGAACCGAAACGTCCCGTTTTAATGTAAGCAAACAAAACCAATCAAGGTAAATTTAGAAAGGCAGGTATTTCTTATGGAAAACTATAACACAACTGCACAGGGTCACGAATTGGGCTGGGATGATGAGATCCAGCAGGAAAGCAGCTTTCTTCTGCTGCCGGAGGGCGATTATCGCTTCACCGTGGAGAAGTTCGACCGTGCCAGACACAACGGTTCTGACAAAATTCCGCCTTGCAACAAGGCAATTCTCCACTTTCGGGTATTCAGCCCGGACGGCAGCAGTGTGCTCTTGCAGGAAAACTTGTTCCTGCACACAAAGATGGAATGGAAGCTGTCGGAATTTTTCGCCAGCATCGGCATGAAGCAAAAGGGACAGGCTGCACGGATGAACTGGCAGGAAGTCAACGGAAAAAGCGGCATTTGTCACGTGAAAATCCGCAATTATGACAAAAAAGATGGCGGCGTTGGACAGGCAAACCAGATTGAAAAGTGGTATCCATCCTATGACCAGCCGCAGCTTGCTCAGAGTGCCCCACAGCAGACCTACACCGCACCGCAGCCGAACAACACGCAGCCATGGCAGTCACCGCAGGGCGGCTGGAACAAAGGTCAGTTTTAAGGAGTGATACAAGATGCAAA